ATAGCCTGCAGTAAACGGATGCTCCCTTTCATTGGAGCAGCAGATATCATATGATGAAGTTTCCGAATAGAAATTCCTGTAGCCGTAGTCCCTACACTGGCGATCAGAGTAGCATCTTCATGATCTTCGATAGCCACGCGAATTTCTTCTCTGTTCTTCACGCCGCCGTCAATATAGAACACATCTGGCTGATCTTTCAACGATTCGTATAATTTTTTGCCGTATTCGATGATCCTAAAGAATAGTAGTTTGTTGCCCTTTAGAGATTTAGACAAATCTGCAATCAGCTTGACTCTAGGCTCATATGTATTAATGAACTCTATTTCTTCTTGATATGTTCGTTTTCTGTATTTGTTTGTCTTAGGATCTAATATGCCTTTATGAAATTCTTTCTTAACCGAGTCTGGATATTTTAGAACGATTGCCTTTATGATCAAATTCGTAGCATATCCTTGGTCTATTAGTTCTCTGGTTGTAATCGACTTGTATTGTGGACCAAACAAACCTTCAACCGTTAAATGAGTTAGATTGTCTTCTCCTAAAGTTCCTGTTGTCCCGAAGCGATAAGGCGTATTTGTCATTGACTCCATAATTCTAGTCAAACAGGCTGCTGGTGCGCCATGACATTCGTCCCCCACAACATGCTTGAATTGAGAATACCATTCCTTAGGCATCCTGTTCTTGCCGTTGTCTAAAGACTGCCAAGTAGAAATGACAATATCTGCATCTATGTTGCTATCCTTACTCAATCCACCTATTGATGTATGAATTTTCCCATTGAATCCATAAGATCTCAAATCGCTCTCAAATTGTTCCACCAAACCATTAGAAGGAACGATGATAAGAGTCTTCTTTTCAAACCACATATGCAAAAAGTAAATCATCAACGATTTACCAGAGCTAGTTGGGCTTAACAAAGTCCTTCTTCTAGATCGAACGCATTCATGTAAACTTTCTATTTGGTAGTCTCTAATCTCAACCCATTCAGGCAAATCCAGATGCTTCAAGAACGACTCTACTTCTTCTTTCGACACGTCTTCATAAAATAGCTCATCATCAAAGGTAAACGAATATCCTTCTTGGTCACAGTATTTCTTAATTCTTTTGGCAAGACCGGCACGAACAGCTCCGTTCAATCTATTGACTAGGCTAATATCGCCTGTCCACACTCCGGCTTTATACTTTGGATGGAACTTATAGTTTGGTGCCTTGAATGTAAATTTCTCAGCCAATTCCATTAAAATGCCAGGATCTGTTTTTACTTTAAGGAATACATCATTAATGTATTCCAAATGAACATCACTCATTATCCACCGTTGATAAATTTCAGATAGTCTATAGTATTGCGTATATTGTAGCTTCTACCATTCAAAGTTCTAATTATAGATTCCAAGAAGTAAGTCTTTTCTTTCTGCACTCCAATCTTCAAGCTGAGTTCGATGATGTCTGGATCAGAATCCATATATCTATCTACCTCTTGTTTGATGATCTTGCCCTGTGGGGGAAGTTTCCACCCCTTGGAATGTGTTTCCGGAGTTGGACCCATCGTATAGAACTCATATTTGTCTTTAACTAGAACCTTCATATCTGACTCCAGCTTCTTTAACAACATGGATTCATGTGTTAAAATTTTGTGATATTTAGCATGGAGAACAGAAATTTTCAAAGATTCTTCATCTAATCGATCTCTTTCTACTTTGCTATCTACATCCCAAAGCTCTTGAATAGATTCAAGTTTCACTTCTGTTCCTTATGTTGGTAATACCATCTTATACGACGTATAATCAAAGCCTGCCGTCATGTTAATCAATGATGATGTCGGATCTGCTACTGTTGCATCAAATGGGGCTTCACCTAAATGAATGGGAAATCCATCTGTGAATATGAATTTCTTGATTGGTTTGCTTGCAGAGCTTAAGACTATCACTTCTAGATCAGACATCGTGTCTCTAAAAATTCTAGGGTAATTTTCTGTGCTATCCGGATTTCCGATTTCCATCATCCAGTTAAAAATTTCTTCATATTCTGCCATCGATTCACTAAGAGTAAATGTAACATATAAAGGCGAATATGTCAAGTTCCCTGGTGTTTTTATTCTAACAAAAGGAGATGGCACTTCTGCTGTCCCGAGATTGATTTCAGGAAGCCTTACCCTTTGCACTCTAAATTCAAGGTTGGGTGCTTTTGGGAGAATGAATTTGTAGTTGGATTGCTGGAGATTATTTAAGTCTAACATCATACACCTTTCTCGAATTATTTTGTATTTATGTCTTGACATCTTCTCCGAAATCAATTAAAAGAATGGTATTAGGAACGAATAAGGAGATCAAAGATGATCGAAGTGCATATGGAAACTGACAAGTATGGGAATCGTTACTGGTACAACCAAAATGGTCTTCTCCACCGCGAAGATGGCCCGGCGGTTGAATGGATCGATGGAACAAAGGAATGGTATCGAAATGGTCTTCTCCACCGCGAAGATGGCCCGGCGAGCGAATGGGCCGACGGAACGAAGGAATGGTATCGAAATGGTTGGCTTCACCGTGAAGACGGCCCGGCGAGCGAATGGGCCGACGGAACGAAGGAATGGTGGCTGAATGGCGAGAAGGTGACCGAAGAAGAATTCAATCGTCGGGTGGGTAAGTAAAAGAATGGAATCAAGAAAAGGAGATTGGAAATGACCGAATTCTTAGGCGCTCAGATCTTGCTTGTCATGGGCTGTTTGATAGGCGGTTTCAGCCTTTTCGCTCACACACTCGATAACAGCGCGCGGATCGATACCAATACAGGCTCGAACCGCATCCTTCTTAGCTGTCTCATCGTAAGCCTTGGGGGTTTGCTGGCGGTTGTATTCTTCGCAGGATTGTAATTTACTCGGAAAAGGTCGTTTCGACGACCTTTTCTTTTGACCGAATGTGAATTTTTCACTTGACAAGATTTATCAAATCGTTATAATAGCACTTACGTGCTGTTGACAGATATACTATCGTTCATTATTAGATGTAGACAACGCAGTAAAAAAAACTTCGTGCTCGTGAGCGAAGCGAACATTCCTGCGAAGCAGGAATTGTTGAGCATCAGACATAGATGCTCGTTAATATGGTTATTTAAGGCTAAGTCTGAGTGAAATGATCTCATTTCACAGAAAGGATAAAAAATGTATATCGGCATTAGTTATGCTGGTAGTGATAGCATTTCACTACTAGTTGAAGTCATGAATATTAGAAATGATGACACAATTGAATTCTATGTTCTAAATGGTGCATGGGAAGGAACATTCAAAGATAACATCGTTCATGTAATTAAGACCGAAGATGATATACCTGCCGAGATACTCTGGTATGGCTGTCTATCTAAAGGTTGTAAAGATTACAATGATGCTATCAAATATGTGAACGATGAAGTATTGAAGTCACAACATATTCCCAATATGACTGATGTACTAACAGATTTTAGAAAGTATTTGGCAGAAGTTGAAGAATCCTACGAAGATGAAATTCCATTTTGAAAGGATTAGGGAATGAATTACGGAACAGCAGAGCAAGCCATACATTGGATTCTACACGTATGTGATGATCCTGACGTATACAATCAGGTTGAGTTTCTGAAGGCTTGGGAAGAAGGTGATACTAAAAAAGTGGCCAGACTATCACGAATGGTTAGATGGTGAAAAGGCCGTGTATGATAACTTGATTGAAGAATTGATCGATCACATTGAGTAATGATTAATGCCGACTAATTAAATCACTCTTTAGTCCAAACATACCTTCTCTTACCGCAATCATAAATTCTTCGAAGATTTAGGACATGATAACAAAATTCATGCTCAGTCATTTCTGGCGGACAACCAATCTTTTTCTTCTGCATTTGTTGTTTTGGATATTCCTTGAAACGTTTCAAGGAAATGTATGAATAGTCAGGCGGAAGCTCTTTATCAAATTGAAACCCGATCTTCTCATATAAACTCCCGTCTGACCATCTGTTATCTGACCAAGTGATGACCTTATCAAAATTAGTAATCGTATTTTTGACTAGCTTCGATGCTCCTCCTACTATTTGCACTCCTTCTTTGAAGCAAAGTCTATTTAGAGTAATAGATCCGTTTCCCCGATGGTGTGGAGCATAGGTAACAACACCGAGCAATTCATCATCTTTGAATAGGCCGAAGAAATATTTGGTTTGATGTGATGGAGTTCCTTGCATGTGATATGCATCACAAAAACGAAACGCTTCTATCTTGTCAATTTCTCTGACCACACATTGTCTGGCGTAAATTCTGCGTTCAAAATCTCCAACTAACGATCTAAGATAATGTTTGATTCTATCTTTGTTTCTGTACCATTCAATTTCGTGTATGGATATTAAGTGAATTCCGAGATTCTTGCAATCTTGATATTTTGAATGATGATAGTTGTTGTCTTTCATGTCTTCATTATGATAGTGAATTCCATTGTGCTCAAACGCTAACTGTAGTTCTTTACAGTATCCATCTAGCTCTCTTCCTCTTAATATCTTTCTTGTTGATGGAAATTTATGACCTAATGATTCTAAAAAGTCCCGTATCTCGTTTTCAGGTTTAGAGTGACGAACAAAATTATTGTCTGCCCATTCAGCAAAAGTTTCACTACCGAAATACCAATCACTGCCATATTTCTCTTGATTGGTGGTCTTAATCCTTTCTCGTATCTCTTCAACAAGCATTGGGTGCGCACCATATTTTAGTCGCATGGTGGCTTGCGCTTTGGCATTAATCTCTTTGTTCTGTAATGGTCTAGAAACACCATATCTGTCTTTGTTTGTGGTGTTGGCCTTTTCCAATATTTCTTTATTTTGCATAGGATAGTCGACGCCAAACTTGCTTCTGTTACTCGCCTTTATCTTTTCTTTAATGATTTTTGATTGAAAGGTATTTTCTGTTCCATAGCGCTCTAGATTGGTTTGTTTGGTCTTTTCAACAGTCTTTGGATCATTCTTGAAGCATTTGACACTACAATATGGTTGCCATTTACCATCGTTCATTTTAACATGGTCATTACATGTCGGGTTATTGCACATAGGAGGCGCAACTATTCCTTGAAGAATAGATTTAATTCTGTCGCCTGGTTTCATGTAGCTTAGATCAGGAGATACTTCCAGTATTTCTTCCCACATACCTATCCTTTCTAGATATGGTTGAAGACAACGCTTAGGCACTAATTTGCCTCCGTTCATAAGCTCTGTTCTGATTCTTGATTGTAATGTATTCATCATGTATTTATAACCGAATTTGGATTGGAAATCAATGTTTTGTGTATTTGAACTTCCAGCTTCCGCAGTCATGAATAATCCTATATCCAGCGTCTACCATGTTCTGAAATTCACTTTTACTTGGGTTAAACTTTTCACCTAGGAAATTTTTGAGCTTTGATTTTTGAGTAGAGTATCTACTAATCCTTGAAATCTTGTCTGTCCATGAATAGTTTGGCCCTGTCGCTCCTTCTAATGTCAATAGCGAGCCATAAGCAGACTTTGTTGAATACCTTCTATCGGCGTAGCAATGGTATTCTCCTGCCGGAAGTTTACTCAATATCTTGCTCAATCCTCCTATTACAGCGACATACTTTTTACTGACAATCCTTAAGATTTCTTTTCCATCGGTGAATCTATTAGGACCGTGAGTCAACAGCATCACTAACTCATCGTCTTTAACCAATCCTAGATGCGTCCCTCCGACAAATCCATGTAGATGATTTTCTTCTAGAAAACTTCTAGCAACAGATGCAGATATATTCTCTACTTTACATTGTCTAGCATATACTTTGATTGGAGACTTACCTGCCTTGTGGGTTATGATTGACTTCCAGATATCTCGTTTAGTTGCATCTATCCATTCGTCTTCAAATATGTGCAGCAGCTGAATATCGTTCGATTCACACAATTCTGTTTTGTTCAAATGGTTCCTTTTACCTTCGTTTGTGGTTCCAGAATGCCAAAACAACCCATCATGTTCTATCGCCAGATTGCTATTAGGCAGTAATACGTCGAGTTCTTTCTTCCCGATCCAATCTTTCTTCGCATCTTGATCTAAAGTCTGCGCAAATGATAGGATTTCTTTTTCTGCTATTGAATCCCGATATCCCCTTCTTACTTTGAATCCATGGCCAAGAATGTAAGTTAATACTGTGCCGTAGTAGACATTCAATGGTTTTGAGATTTCCAGTGCAGATTTACCCTTCACCACATATTCTTCATGCAACCAATCTCTATCGTTCAGCAATCGAAAAGCCTCTTCTGGAATTCTTTCTTTCCATCTTTTCCCTAACTTAAACTTAATTTCTGGCCGTTGAGAATTGTAAGCTACACCATACTTGTCGATCATCGTTTGACGACGTTTTGCTTTAGCTTTGTTTCTATCAACTTCTGCGAATCTTTCTTTAAAGTCTTCAGTAGAAGCAGCACATTTACTAGAACAAAATTCTCTAAATGGTCCTTTTCTATTTTTGTCGCGATTTTCTTTCACGATATCGCCACATACTTTACAAGAAGGTATTTCTGTTAGTCCATGTTGAATACATTTAATCATGAATGAATCGGTATGGATGCTTCTATCAAACGGTAGATATGATTCAACTTCATTCCAAATGTTAAACTTAGAAAGGTATTTCTCATTGCATCTAGACGATGCAATAAGTCCTTTGTCATTTGTGATAATATTCAAAAGTCTTGATTGTAATGTATCCATCATGTATTTATAACCGAATTTGGATTGAAAGTCAATAGGTCAAAAGAAAAGGTCGCCGAAACGACCTTTTCTCGATTGCATTGTTACTTTAGAATTAGAGGATGTTGTTAACCTTAACTCTGCTGTAATATACGTTGCTGTCTTGAGTAAGAGCACCAAGACCGGCTGTTGCGCCTTCGGCGAATGGATTTGCGACCATACCGTAACGCGTCTTGAATCCAAGCTTCGGTTGGAATGTGTCCGGGTTAACCGCACGAACCATCTGCAAGGGAACATATGGAGCGTAAAACAATCCAGCGTCCCACGGATTCGATCCACGATAACCAACGACCAAATAATCGCCGCCAGCGTAAGGATCAATATAGACCTTATAACGACCATTCAACACGCCCGCGAATGTGTTACCTGTGTCATCGACCTGTAGCTGATTGCCTTGGAGTGCCGGAGCAGTATCCAAGAACCCAGCCATTGTCAACGCAGAAGCAACGTTCGAAGAACATACGATGATGTTACCACGACCACGTCTGGTTGCCTTGGCGATAGCATTTGATTCTAGTTCGATCTGCATCATTAGGCCCTTATACTTTTCAACTGACCAACGCCCATTTGAGTCAGTGTCAAGGTCAAAGATACCAGCAGTTGTAGTTCCTGTCTGTGCACCTGGCTTAGCAGTTACCAAGATGGTTCTAACAACTTCACGATTGATTTCGGCAAGAAGTTCTGAAGAAAGGATGTTGCTCAATTCGGTTTCTGCATCAAGACCGTGAATTGCTTTAAGGTCCTGAGATAGTTCGATTGAGTATTCTGCCTTCAATGCTCTTTCCTTAGCAGTTACAGATACCTGTTCAATGCTAAATGACATTTCAGGGAACAATGCAGTTGTGTTTCCACCTAGCCCTTCAGCAAGAGCGGTTGAAATACCACCAGCGAAGTTATAAGTGCTGTTGCCTGCGTTGTTTGAAACACCCGGGTAGGTTCCGATGTTTCCGTTAGCACCACCAACATCAGTGTTGGCTGTGTAGCCAGCCTGAGCCGGAGTAGCATTCGCACCCTGACGAGCTGATTGTCCAGTGTTAACTTCGTTGTAGAAAGTTTCGGTTCCGCTTTGGCTTGAATAACGTGAACGCATTGCGAAGATCAAGCCTGTTGGGCCAGTCATCGGCTGAACGCCACAAATATCATAAGCCACGAGATTTGGCATCGCACGACGTACCAATGAAATCATAATTGGATTGTAGTTTGCAATACCTGCACCGGTTGCGTTAGTTGGAGCAGCTTCGTTCAGTGGATCTGAAGCAAGTGCCTTTTCTGTGTTTTCCAGAATTCTCGCAGTAACATTTCTACGATGAATGTCTGTGATGTTTTCCAAATCCTTGTGCTCAAGAACTGGAGTCCACTTCTGGACTAGATCTTCCATTAACATTTCAGCCATTAAATTCTTCTCCCTTTATATGACTATACTTTATTTATTAATTGTTACTTTTTAACAGATTTGGAAATTGCATCCACATACTTGTTAACCGAAGTAGGAACTTCGGGTTCACTTGTATTATCTTCTGTCAACATTCCAGTTCCTGAATTCTTGGAAGAAAAGATTCTTTCCTTGATCAAAGAGACCTTCTTAGTAAAACCTTCTGCATCCGTATATTCCAAACCTTCTGACAAATTACGAAGCTTGTCAGCTTCAGTCATTGTTAGTCCTTCTGAAAGATCGTCAATGATTCTTTCTCTTTTGACTTCAGCCACAAACTCTTCGAGTTCTGCGTTTCTTTCAAACGATTCATTTAACTTAGCTTCAAGAGATTCGATGGAATCTTTCATTTCAGCCATTATGTCGAATCTTTCTTCCGGAACATTAATGTAATGTTCTGCGAATAGATTCTGTAGTCCTTCGATGAACCCTTCAGCAATATCTGCTCTAAGGCCATTATCGATGGCTACTTGGTTTTCTTCCATCCATTCTTCAACGATATGATTCATGTATTGATTGATTTGTTCAGCCAATGCATCGAAAATTTCAGTTGCTTCTTCTTCAAGCTTCGCGTCAAAAGCTTCTTGAAGCTCTGTTTCCTTGGCTTCATAAGCTTCTCGAAGTTCTGTTTCGATCAACGCATAACGCGAATTTAGAACTGCTTCGAAGATCACTTCTGCCTTTTCCATGAAATCTTCTGAAAGATCTTCTCCCTCGAAAATTTCTTCAACTGCTTCCTTGACTGGCTTGCTGTTAGGAGCAAGCGAAGCCTTATTAGCGGCCGAGTTATCAATTGCGCCCGGCGTTTTATTCGGTCCATATTGGTCTTGTACCTGATTGAACAAATCGCTAAGATCTTCTTTACCTAGTTGGGAAAGAAGCTGAACAAACGTAGAAAGCATTACGGTTTTTGTATCGCCGGCGACTGACCCGCCATTAGGCTTTAACGTATCTGCTGCCGCAGTTTCTTCGATCTGCTCAACACTATCGTTGTTTTCGATCTTGTCTTCCATTGAATACTCCTTATGAATTTCGTGTTATTTATTAATTTAATGATTTTGAGCCGATAGTATTGGAAATTCGGTTTAAATATCGCTCAAAACTAGCTAATAATGATTCTTCGTTAAGACATTTGGCTTTAACGATGTTTTCGATTTCTTCTTTTGACTGCTCAGCAATTTGGGCAATTGCATACGCACCGTTATCTGGATTGTAAACCCACTCAGTTCCTTCCATGATACCATTTACCCAAGCATCTGGTGCCGAAGGATCGGCAACAATATCTGCTGCTGTTGAAAGTCTAAAGTCCGATTGAACTTCATTGATTCCTTGAGCATTAGGCTTGACGGTGCCTAATGCTCTAGACGAAACGCCAAGCTGTCCACCACTTTCAATAATTCCGCGAGCAATGTTTCCCATCGGGGTGTTAGTAATGATAGCCTTGCCTCTATAATTGGTCCCTTCTTTGGTTAAGGAAACAATACGATGCGAAATTCTGTCCAATCCAATTTGCGGCGACTGTGGATGTCCAAGCTCACCGAAAGCAGTCTTCTTGGCAACTGCTTCGGAAATGTATCTACCAACTTCCTTGTCCATCACCTGTTCAGGATAGATTCTTCCGTTTCTATTCTTGATCGCAGATTGAAGGAAGATGCCTTCGATGTAAAGGTTTTTGGAACCATCTTCTTTGGCTTCAACTAGAGTTTGAATTTCTTCTGCTTCTTCTCTAATCAGTTTCATGTGTGTTTCCTTATTGCCCATTGATTATGTAATCCAGAAGTTCGTCGATCCCTTCTTTGGATTCGGTAAGTTCAATGAGTGAGTATTGATTTTCTTCTGTCAGCTCGTTGAACAAGTTGACAATTAGCTCTAAATTCTTATTCGACAGGCTGGAAAGATTTTCTTCTAGTCTTTCAAGCGGATCGATACTTACCAATTTATCGTTGATGTAAGTCTCAAATACAGAATCAATGACTTCTTCTTTGGTTAGTTTGTCTACCGCCATGTTCACACCTTTATATCTTTTTTGTGCTAATTTATCGGCATATCTTTTTTCTTTTTCGTCGTTATCTTGGCGCGATCTAACATATTGTTTTCCAGCATATCGAATATCACTCTTGGACGCCTTGATGTATCTACCCAAAAGGTTTTTTGATAGTTCGTCGATTTGCTCGGCTTCTTTCATATTTTCCTTGACAATCTTCTTAACCGCAACTCCAATGCCGTGTTGCCTTTTCAAAGCTTTAAGAAGAGTCGCATTGACGGCTTTCTGATTTCCTTTGTTTTTCTCAACACCGGCAGCCATAGCATTGGTTGCCATTTGACCTGCAGATTTTCGAATATATTGGCCCAATGTATCATTCGACAACTCATCGATCTGCTCGACTTCTTCTGCTATTCCAGCATGATGGAATCTTTCGCCTGCCCAATCCTTATGCATCTTCCAATACGGTCCTTGCATATCACATTCCGATGACCACGACTTACAAGTCTTTCCGTCTTTGACATGATGCACTTGATGTTGCTTCCCCGATTTAATTTCTAGTTTATCAGCATGTCTTTTTGCTGCATTGCTATCAGTAAATGGTTCTTTATGAGTCAGTTCAGATTGACTATTAGTTACCCAATATCCATCTTTGATTGATTCATCGATCTGCTCGACTTCTTCTGTTGCCATCATCGATTTCTGTGAATATGTGGTCATGTCCGGAATGTCTTTATGCCGGTCAAACTTCTGAGCAGCCTTTAGATCTTTTCCTGCATCGAACCCATGATTGTCTTTGCCCTTTTGGCGTTTGATATATTTGATGTTCTTTCCTTTGAATACATCATCGCCGTTGCCATTTCTATCATCATGGATCTTCACTTCCATTTCTTTAGGAAGGAAATCTTCATCATCAACAGTAGTTGTCGCTTTGTAAATTTCAAACAGACCCTTAATCTTGCTCATCTGTTTCTCCTACTTCTATGTCTTCTAGATCGTCTAAATCAATATCTACATCAATGTTTGTGTCCAGTTCGTCCTCATCGACATGTTCATCCGATTCCGGAGATCCATAGATGCTTTGAGCAATATCAATTCGTCTATCTGCAATTGCATCTGTAATCTTGTCTGTCATAATGGAATCAAATTCAGATGCAAAATTTAGTGGACTTTTGTCAATTGCTGCTTGGATAAGATTAGTAATTCCTGTCATTCTTGTTATCCTTTATCCGGCGGTGTTATTTGCCCAACATCTTGAGTGTCTTGTTCGTCGAAATTATTTTCTTGAGGCGAATACTTAGGATCATTTGTCTCGACTTCTATTTGCTTATTGATTTCATCCATCTCCTCATCTGTCTGGCGCATGATGTGTCTTCTACACCATTCCCATGATAAGGTTTTACCAATGAAAGGTTCAGCCATTCCAAGTGCATTCAAACGATCTCTAAGTATTTCCGTTTCTTTAAGTTCTGCATAATAATTATCATTAGCGAATTTGTATTTGATTAGATTCTTAAGCTCTCTCCAGTCTTCTTCAGAAACAATGCCCTTAAGAATGAGTTGCCGCTCAAGGATTTCTGTAAAGAGATTAGAAAACTTTCCGCGTAATTTAGTAATAAATTTGGCAAACTTAACCTCATCTCTTGAAACTTCAGTTGCTCTACCGAAATTGAATTGTGCGTCTGAGTCCAGTCTTCCGATAGGAACATTCAATGATTTGTAAAGTTTCTGTTGGAAGTAAAGAACATCGTCTAATTGCCCAAGTGATTGTCCTCCAGGCAACGTAGTTATCTCTGTTCCTCTTCCGCCGTCTCTTCTAGGAAGCCAGAAATCTTCCAACATCGTAGAATGTTTTCTATTATCTTCGATTTTACCAGATATCGGATCATATACCAATTTGTTTTTGAATTTAGTCATCAAGCTTTTGACATACTCTTCTGCTTTCCTAGGCGGAAGACTACCAGTATCAATGTAAAAAATTCTTCTTTCTGGTGCTCTAGAGATACGATAGATTATCAACGAATCTTCCATTGATCTCAAGTTGTTCAATGGACGAATTGCTTTCTGCAAATAAGAAAGGACCATATCGTTGTCTTTTGACAATAATCCAGAAGGACAATACACGATAGAGTCAGTTGAAATCTTTATGCCTTGAGTAGATTGATATGTCGTTGCATTTGTAGTTCTAGAAAATCCTTTTTCGTTATATAGAAAATACTCTGATTCTATTTCTGAATCTGGTAATTGAGTAGCTGTTCTTCTTTTCTTTAGCTCTTTGATTTTTCTAATCTTACGAGGATCTAAGTATCTTAGTTCAGTTATACCTTTTCGAAGATCCGTTTTATCCGTAATAGCATGATAATATAGTCTACCATCTACATACCAATGTCTAGCTATGTCGTATGCTTGATTATTGAATTCTAGAAGAGCCAATATGTTATCGAATTCATAAAGGATAGCTTTCTTGACCTTATCTGCGTAAGGGGCATCATCCAATACAAGTTCGACCAATTTGATCTCTGGTTCTTGTACTACTATTTCGTTAACAATATCATCGACAGCAAGATCGATTTCTGGATATTCTGCCATGTCTCGATATTTGTTAATGAGTTCGGCTTCATTCCTGACTGTGCCTCCAAGGTCTACATATACACCTTGAACACCACCTCCAGCAACGACAACGGCGCCATCATCAGTTAATTGAGGAGCAAACGATACGTTTTCTTTATCTTTTCTTTCAATCTTGAAGCCGAACACTTCCATATTTTAATTCTCTTTTAAGCTACCAAACCTGTAGAACCACCGACTACTTCATACCAATCGTATTGTAGGGTTGCTCTGAATGTTTGGATTTGGTTTGTTGCAGACCAATCTAATTCGATACCACCAATATCTGACGGCCAAACCCCATACATTTTGTACACTCTAAGAGGCGATAAATCATCTGCCTTAGAGAACTGTCTGATTTCGGCGTTAACCTTGTAATTCTTTGGTGCAGAACTTCCAGTCGTGTTAAGGTTACCTTGAAGACTATTAATTCTGTTATGCCAATCTTCAAAGGCATGACGAATTTTGAAGTCTTCGTCATTAATAACATCAACCGGCCAAGGGTCGAATGTTCTATCTCCTGCTACGTTGATGGTTCTTCCCATATATGGAACTCTAATGTTCCCGATAGAAGAAGGAGGTAATTCCGTCGCTTGTATCATGAAAGGGGCGATGACGCCCATTTCTGTGCTCCAAGGGCTACTAAGAAAGACTTGGAACAGGGTTTTTCTTGCACCACCGCCTTTCAAAGCACCTCTGATATTTTCAATGTTAAATGTATTTGTCATTTAACTGACTCTCCTTAGCCTGTGATTTCAGAGAACTCAACGCCATTTCTAACAGCAGTGAAGTTCAATTGAATAAAGTTAATCGATCTGTTTGGCTTGACATAAATGTCACCAACAAATCTATTCGTGTCAACTACTTCAGGAGTATTGTTTGTAGTATCACAAACTACTCTGAAGTCTGTTATTCCTCTTCTTCCTTGTACATCTCGTAGGAATGGGTCAACTAGGTTAACAAACTGTGCTCTAGTGAATTCGTCATTGAATTCGAACAAGAAAGACTTCGCAGCATTGGAAATTGCTTTTTCCAATACAATGAACAATCTTCGAACATTGATTCTATCAAATGCGCTAGGAGTTGCTAGCAATGTCTTATCGCCAAACAACAAAGCTCCTTGCCCAGGCTGAGTAATTACTGGGTTAACTCCGTTCTTATAGAGCAAATCTCTATCCGAATGGGAAGGATTATATGCTAGCTTGATGATATTCTTAATGTGTCCTCTGCTATATCCTGCGATTGAGAACCAAGGATCTCTTGTATTGTCAGTATATACGCAAAGTCCAGCAACATCACCATTCAACGGAACCCAACGATATTGATCGTTATACTTATCATATTGATATTTATAACCTGAATCCATGAATCCATATGATGTCGATCTTATAGCATTTCTGAATGTAACGACATTATCTGCTGCCGATGATCCAGCATTCACGACGTCTGAATATTCAGGAGAAACAAATACGACACAATCTTTTCTTGTTTCTGCGATATTGTCGATTAGATAATTACCTAGCTGCTCTCCGTTTGTTCCCCCTCGACTCTTACCAGTCAAGATCAATGAAACATCAACATCGTCTGCAATCTTGAAGAGATCATATGCTGTAGCTAGATCTGCAAAAGAAACTGTCGATTCTGTTGTGTCAACACCACCTTGGAAAGATAAAGTTAATGGGGCAGAGTTAGTTGACGAAGTAACATTCAACGCAGTATTCGAAACTGCACCGGTCCTATCAGAAGCAAACCAAACATATTTGGATGTGTTATTAATGACGTTCTTGTAATAGTTGGTTGTACCGTCTGTGTTCTTAGCATCTGTAGCTCTAGAAACACCTTCAAACACTTCAAGGACTGCACCAGGGCTACCTGTCAATGCTCCGTCTTCGTCTGCAACTACGACATGCAATGTGTCGTTAGCCGACGTATTACCGGAAGCAGCAACATACGCCGATTGGCCTGGAGATGAGGATACTTGACCGTAATATTCCCACTGTCTAGATACCGTATTACTTGAATAGTCGGTAGATAGCTTATATGGTTGTGCTAAGGTTAAAGTGAACGAAGCATATCCCGTATTTGTTCCTGCGGTATTTGCTACAGTTACTGCACTCACCGACTTGATTTTGATTGATTGTTTACCAATTGAGTTGTTACCAGCAACAACATAATCTCCGACCTTGAACATATCTGCGACAGTATTTGCATATGCAAGTGGAGTATTTCCTGTTAATGTCGCGCTATTGGCAAGAGTGATAGTTGCTGTCGTCGATCCAACGACGAAATCAATTGATGTATTGGCATCGGCGAATGATGTGTTTGAGGCTACGTTCGCAAGATTGATGCTTGAGGAATATTGATTCGCTGAATCGCAAACCGATACCTTGAGTGAATTTCCTAAATCGCCAGGATACTTAGCAATATAAGCAACACCTGCATTAAATGCGGTTGCCTTAGTAGCATAATCGTCTGAATTTAATACCGTATGCGCAGCATTCGCTGAAAATGTCGTCGTATTGGCAATAGCAGAAAAACAAGTTGCAGTATTAACAGCTCTTGAAACATATAGAGCGTTAGAATATGCTAGGAAGTTAGCTGCTGTGAAGAAAGTTTCTGGGTTTGAATTGGTTGGTTTCCCGAATTTGTTCACCAGATCATTTTCTGACGAAACAAGAACTCTTTGACCAACAGGACCCCAACGAAATACCCCAGCGAAAGCACCAATGGTTGTTGAAGTAGCGGCAACAACCGTAGTAAGATCAATTTCTGACACATTAACGCCAGGACTGATTTGGTATCCTCCGCCAGTACCGTAGTTTTGTACTGCCATCTATATCTCCTTTTGAGAATGGTTTAGTGAATTCATTATCAGGTATATTTAGTTTCTTAGTGATTTAGACTTGACATTTGATTTAAAATCAAATAAAGAGGAGTAGTTTATAATAGGAAAAGTAAGGAGATTAGAAAATGACTGAAGTTCGTATGGAAATCAACAAATACGGTGATCGTTTCTGGTACAACCAGCAAGACCAGCTCCACCGTGAAGATGGACCGTCGGCTGAATATGCCAACGGAACGAAGTCATGGTTTTTGAATGGCCAATATCATCGTGAAGACGGTCCGGCGATTGAACGGGCCGACGGTGCGAAGTTCTGGTTCCTGAATGGTAAGCGACACCATGAAGATGGACCGTCGGCTGAATATGCCAACGGAACGAAGGAGTGGTGGTTGAATGATCAACTCCACCGAGAAGATGGACCGGCGATTGAAGATGCTGATGGAACGAAAGAATGGTGGTTGAATGGTGAAAGGTTAACCGAAGAAGAATTTAATCTCATCATGGGCGGAAAGATGGAAAAGGTTTATATCGTCGAAGCAGATGATCGATATTATGATTCAGGAGAACAATGGACATCAACCCTGGCTTACGAAGATATTGCGGAAGCAGAGGTCGAAATGATGAGGATGAAGAAAGAATATACCGGAGATAAATCTAACTTGTGTATTAAAGTAGTTCCGATTTACATCAAGAAGAAAGGAATTCCGAAATGAAACGCACTTACGTTACTTACGTAGTAACCAACGTGAATGATACTTTTAAGATTTCGCGCACTGCGTGGGCGGAAAGATTCGTACCTATCATTAAATTAGAATTTGTAGACAAGACAGAAGCCGACAATCTCTGTTCTTATCTAAATGGCGCATTCAATGCGGGAAATGATTTTAGGATCAGTAAGATCAAGGAAGTACTTGATATTCATTCTGATACCAATTAAACATACCATATCAAGAATAAAGAAGGAAACACAATAATGAATAAGCTTTTCCAAACAGCAATGTTGTTTCTAGGAGCAGCAAATGCTGCAAATATTCTGCCAGCAGTTGTCACCGGACATTACGTTTTTGCTTTGTGTGCAGCATTGTTTTCTATTTTAGCTTTCTCGCAAGTTTAGAAATATTGAAATTCTCTTGATGGGGTCAGAGTAAGGTCTATCACTTCTGATATTTCATGTTCAAATTCTTCACTTGAAAATCCAAAAGGCATAAGAGATTCTTCGATTTCCTCCTCTGTCCTATCGCGAAGTTTACTCAAAGTGTCTAGATTAGTCATTTCTTTGAAATACTGTTGATCAGTCATCCACGCAAACAAAACCAATCCCATTACCAAATCATCATGTGCGCCCGATTCTGCCTCGTAAGATTTACCCTTCTTAGAAAACCTTGATAACTCATAGATGGTATTAGCATCTCCAATGAGTAATTGCTTTTGTTCAATAAGCAATTTTAACATCGAGCAACCGATAGCTTTCACGTTTACTGTTGTCCTGACCCCAGGCTCTGCTTTAGAACCACCCACCGATATTCGCTTTCCTCTCGCCCCGGCAGACTCAGTATATACTAGATTATCATATTCATAATCCCACAGCAATGACGTAGACACTTGCTCTCCGATATCATTAGTCTCCACTAACACTATTGCATCTTTATAAAACTTAGCTATCCTAAAAATTACGCTTGTATAATCCATCGGTGTGACTAGATTATTTTTGTATGTACACACCTGCTTGTATGGCATTTCCGTAACATCAATGACCTGGAAAGCTGAGTAATCTAATCCCTTTCCTCTGGATACATCTACAGTAATAACATAGTTGTGTTTATCTTGAGGTTGAACATACATTCTTAGTCCATCTTTTTCCTGGATTGGAATTTCTGGAGAAAGCAACTTCAACATAGCACCAGAAATGAGTGTTCCTGAGCTACCGATAAAGGAACATTCATATTCTTGAGCAAACCTCTCAGTATCATAATTAAGATCTGCAAGAGTTCTTTTTTTCCATTCTTCGTCCCTATCCGGAACTCTATCCCACATAACTTCTACGAATGCATATCCATTTATTCCCTTTCTAGCACCTTCACAGGTAACATAGAAATGATTTAGACCGCGTGGAGTAGATGTATATAGAATTTTGGTTTTCTTACCAGATGAAATAGTAGGCAGAACAGAGGCCGAGAAATCATCCCAGTTTTCTACGAAAGCGACTTCATCTATATACAATAGAGCTACAGATTTACCACGAATAGCAGATGAAGAGGTTGCGGCAGCTAATACCTTACAGCCATTTTCGAGTTCTATGGAGCCCTTGTTCCATATCTTTATTCCTACTTGGAGCCAATCTGGAAGGGCTCTATATGCTAATTGTATTCTATCAAGGATTTCTCTAGCAGCGTCGCCTTTGTTAGCTAACAATGCCACTAATTTATGCTCATTGAACAAAATATAATGTAGGATTATACAAACTGCAGTAGTGGTTTTACCGGCTTGTCTACTAGTAACCACGGCTGTTCGCATGTTATTGTTGAACTTTTCAATTATCTCTTTCTGATAATCATATAGTTCAATCGGAATAAATCCATGATCGACATGGACTATCTTAATGTATTTTTCGGCGAAATACTCAGGATTTTCTTTACATCTAACGTATTCTTCTATAGTCTCTGCAGACCAGACTAAAGGAATGTGCGATCTTTTAAGATCTGGATTTCCTAGGTATCTAGTATCTTTACTCATTTTTTGTTTTCATATTCTCAATCATTTGAAATAATTCGGTCGTAGTCCCAACGAATAGATTTTGGTTTACTACTTTAGATTCTTCTTGCTTTGCATTGGTGTCAATTTGAGTTAACTTTTTTCTTTTGATTTCTATCTCAACAGGGGCAGCGCTTACATCTGCATACGTCTTGATAAGACTGTTTAGCACTTCGTATGCCTTAGGTTGTTGAGATTGCTTGGCAAGCTCGAGCATTTCAAAGACGGCTTCTTTAGCAATTTCTCTGGCCGAAATGATGTTATCTTTAGCCACATCAACGACTTCTTCTGGTGTGTCTTCTAACACTACAGGAAGATAATCTTTATTGTCTGGAATGGCGGGCAAATTCAATTCATCCTCAAAATCTTTCATTAGACATCTCCTATGAAATCTACTATGTAACCATAAGGATCGGTAGACGATATAGTATTGGCTGAATTTGACGATGGATGCCATGCCGCGTTAGCATC